GATGCAATTAAGCATTCAATTGAAAGCATTGACAAGATGGCAAGTCTAGGCAGCATGAGAGCAACTGAAAGCACCAGCATGTCAGGTGTAGCAATGCAAACTGAATTTCAAATGCTAGGCAGCAAACTAAGTGAAAAAGCAGCCAGCCTAGAATTAGCAGAAGAAAACATTTGGAAGTTGGTGTGTGAATATTCAAACGTAGAATATGATTGCTTTATTGAATACGCAGACAGCTTCAACATTCGCGACAGAGATGGAGACTTGGAGTTCCTAATCAAAGCAAGAACAAGTGGTGTAACTGCTACTGGTTTCCAAAATGAAATCTCAAGACAGATTGTTGAATTGGTTGTAAAGGATGACCAAACTGCAATGGAGATTCAAGGCGAACTAGAAGAGTTTGAACCACACGTAATGATGGACCCAGATACACGTGAGCAAGTAATGGCAAACACTTACGAAGAACATTTGGCACTCAGTGAACAAGGATATGTTCACGTATGAGCACATCGCACAACGCACTAATAGATGAAGTTATCAGCACAGCACAGAACAACACTGCTGATAACTTATCTGCGTTGGAAGAACGCATAGTAGAAATACTAGCCAGCACTCCTGAAGGTACAAATCCAAGACCACAAATTGTACAGGCATATGAACAGTATGCAGAATTGAGCGCACAAGAACTCAACACTGTAACAGACCTGAGTGCAAACACAGTGGCAGAACAAACTGCCGCAGGCATAGGCGCAGGCACTTCACCAGAAGATGAAGACGCAGAAAGAATAATGTTGGAAGACTCAAAAGGCACAGTTAGACAAAGCATCCTACAACACGCTGAAATAGTAGCAGGTGTAGTGGCAGTCGCAGCCGTCACAGGAGAAGCAAGCACACTTACCAATCAAAGAGTAAGAGGCGCTATCTCAGGAGTAATGATGAGAACCAGCAACAGAGACACCTCTAAACTACAAACACAACTAAGAAGATTGCGCAGTAATCCCAATGCTGATACAGTAGAAATCCGTGGATTAACACAAAAAATAAGAGCGAATTTACCCAACGTGGAAACTAGGGGTGCATTACTAGACACAGTAAACAACACAGTTGAAAAAGTTACAATGAACTTCAACAACACATTTACCAAAAGCAGAGCAGAGCGTGAGGGCGTTACCAAATATATCTATGATGGCACAACAGATGGTCGTAGCAGACCCTGGTGTGCTCAGTTGGCAGGCTCAGAACTAACCAAAGAAGAAATAGAAGAACTTTGGGAAGAAGATTGGAGTGGTAAAGAAGAAGGCGATCCATTTGTAGTAGCAGGTGGATACAACTGCCGTCATTACTTTGAGGCACTAGAATAAGGGAGGGCACCATTATGGCTTACAAGAAAAAAGGTAAGAAGAAAAAAGGCTACTAAAAGGCAATTTCTAAGTCATATTTTTCAATATGGCTAAATAAAAGCACAACACTCATTTAAGGAGGATACGTTACGTGACGGATTTAACCACGGATACAGCGGCAACTGAGGCTGCTACAGAAAACACTCAGGAACAAGTGGCAAAGACATACACTGAAGAAGAATTTAACTCGCATATGTCAGGACTTAAAAAGTCTTTGACTGCAAAGTTTGAAAAGCAATTTGCTGATCTAGGCGACCTTAATGAACTAAAATCATTGAAGGCAAACGCAGAGAAACAAGCACAAGAAGAAGCAATCAAGCGTGGAGAGTTTGAAACTATTCTACAGAATATGGCCGCTAAACATGATGCAACAATACAAGAGAAAAACAAAGTCATTGAGGAATATACAGTAAACACTCCTCTACTAAATGCAGCCGCAACTTACAAAGCGGTGAACCCCAATCAAGTGGTTCAACTAATTCGTAACCAAGTTAGACTTGGAGAGAATGGAAGTGCAGAAGTAGTAGATTCATCAGGTGTCCAACGCTATGATAGCAAAGGTAATCCAGTAACTGTAGACGCATTGGTACAAGAGTTCCTAAGCAGCAACCCTCACTTTGTAGCCGCAGCACCAGCTACCACCAACACCAAGAGTGCGGTAAATGGTGCAAGTCTAGAAGGTTTTGATTTGAACAATCTTGATTTAAGTAAAGCATCAGATAGAAAAATCTATGCAGAAGCCCGAAACAAGGGACTGCTATAACATTTAGAAAAGGAAAATCTCATGGCAGATTTATATGTATCAGCAAATAACACAGATGCGTTGTTTGTACCTGCGAAAGCAGCAACCGTATACGCAGCACACGAACAATCATTGTTCCTAGGCGGCGAAATGATCCCAGTAGTAAATGCACCAAACGGTGTACTACAAGTACCATTCTTGGCAGGCGTAAGTGCTTCAAGTCTTGCAGGCAACTTCGGTGGAAGTGATGCAGGTGACGTAGGCGTTACTAACCCAGCAGACACAAAAAACACAATTAGCGCTGACTTAATTGCAGCACGTTCAGTTGTACGTGACTTAGGTAACATTGATCCAAGTGAAATTGGACGTAGTTTAGGTAACGCTGTTGCTGACAAATTTGACGCAGCAGTTATGGATGCACTAGGCAACCTAACAGCACAAGAAGCAGCAGACGCAGCTGGCAAAGGCGTAATGGATATTTCAGATATCGCAACTGCGGTTCAAACTATCCGTGGCGCTGGCGAAACAGGTCAACTCTATGGTGTGATTGCTCACACAGAATATGCAGCTCTAATGGCTGACATTGGTTCAACAGCATTTGCTGGTGGCGACTTATTCCAAGGCCAAGCACTACGCAGTGGTTTCTTTGGTAACATCTTTGGTGTACAATTATTTGTCACATCAAAAATGACAGATGCCAACACAGGTGTAACAAACCCAATGGCTGCAATCTTTGGTGCTGATGCAATGCGCATTGCAATGCAGAAAAACGTAGACCTAGAAATTGCTCGTAGAGCAGAAGCAGTAGGTAACGATGTAGTAGCAAGTCTACACGCAGGTGTAGGTGTTGTTGACGCTAACCGCGGTGTAATGATTCTAAACGCAGCAACGTAAGGAGTGATTAATGGCTTTCATAGTTGAAAATTCAAATACAATCTCATTTGCAGAATTCACTGATGTGACTTCTAGAGATCAGCGTTTGTTTGATAATAATGAAAGTCTTACTCTTGACTTTGTTGAAGATGCTCTAGAGCGTACCACAAGTAGGTTACTAGAAAACATCAAGACAACAGAATGGTGGCAGAGAAGTTATGGTGTACATAACGGCTCTGTCAACAGACTGGATATTCCAGCACCGGATGCTGACAAGATATTAGGAAGACACAGCGACTTTACAGACTTATGTGTGTATCGTGCGCTTGCTGATTATATTTTGCCAGCGGTGGCAGACTTTGGCGACCCTGAAAATGCAGAGCGCCAGAAGATGGGCTACTATGAAAATAGAGCAACACAACTGTATTTGGAATTGGTCAACAGTGGAGACTGGTATGATTTTGACAACGACGGAACAGTTCAAACAGATGAAAAAAGTAGAGGGCACATTGCTCTCAAGAGGGTGAGATGAGAACAGAAGTTATAGACTACTTGGTGTCCGCACCATTGCACAGTTACAACTTCAGCAGGGAGTTGCCATTTGAAGAAGGTGGCACTCCTTTGTATCTCAAGAATCCCAAGACTATCTATGTAGATACTGTAAACAAAGAAGTGACGCAATTATTTGCTACACTTCAAGGAGACAGCATTCATATAGAAACATCAACCGTAACTGTATTTTTCAGCAATGATGCTAAGAACACTCCTAACAATTACGATGACTTGATTGAATATCTAGTCAAAGGAAAAGACCTTGATAGTACTCAAGGTTTCAACGACAGAAGCGTAGATGTTTCTACTGAAGTTGATGGTGATTTAACCGTTACTACAGTGGAATATCAATACACCAAACTTAGATAAAGGAAACACAACATGGCGTATATATATCCAGCACCAGGCGTTACAGGTAGCGAAGTCACACTAACATTACAGAATAGTGCGGACGCTACCAATGACGATTTGGTAATTGCTGGGTTGCAAGACATGACTATCAATGCCTCAAATGACGTATTCACTTGGGAGCAATTAGATAGCGGAAGTAAATTCCAAATTGCAACTACAGCGACCAACAGTGTAGCAATGAATCTAGTGGTAGACCAAACAACTTTCTTTGGATCAGGCTCAACAACTTCAACAGACACAGCAACCAACCTTGGTGTGTTTGGAATGAGTAGTGTCAAATCTAAAGTGGAGTTTTCAATTTTCTTAGGTAAAACTGACGCCGGTGGCGCAGGTAAAACTATTTCAGGAGAAGGTTACATCACTGGACTAGCACCAACAACATCAGCAGGCGAGCCTGTTTGGGTAACACCAATCACAATCACTGTTGTAGGTGACTACACAATAGCATAAACTCTTATAATGAGGGTGGAAGATAGGGCTTTTGGGCCCTATTTTTTTTGATTGGCTAAATAGAAGTACAAGGATCAACAGATGAATATATTAGATGACAAAAGCCAAGA